AAACCTCCAATCGACGTTATTCTTAATGTGGTGACACATCAAGAATAACATCAATGATAACCGAATGTCAATTCATTTCCTAAAAATATTTCTTAATTATTTGTTTCACCCATCGAGTGTCCACTGAATTTCACAGACGTGACCGACCCAGCCCGTTGCGACGACACCTGCTTGCAGCATTAGATCAGTGAAGAACACTTCTCCCGTACAGTTCTGTATAACAAGACGGATGGTGATGGAGCGCAGCCTGCCGTAGCCTTTGGGTGAAGCGTCTCGCGCCACTTGTTGAAAAGATACCATGTGAAATCACCGCCCTCTCAATACAAATCAATAAATCGTGTTTCGGTCGTCCCGTCCTCGTATTCAAATACTACCTCGATACCGACCTGTCCATTTGCACCCTTGTTCAGATTATCTGAGCCGATTTGAGCCGAAATAGTGTAGTTACGTCTTGATGCTGGATAGACTGTTTGCGCCATGCTTTTGGTCATATCCGCCACACCAACTGCCTTAAAGGAAGCTGTACCGGATACACCGTTTTCAGTATCCACTACAAAGCCGCTATTTTGCCAATAGGCGAAGCCATCATCGGCTCTGCTGTTTCGCAGATGGTTGAACGGTACCATATCCTTGATTTCCTGCCCGATGAGATTGCTTTGGTCGAACTGGTCGGCAATCGTTGCTGATGAGGAATCGCCAAGTTCTCTGAGTTTTGTGGAGAGTTCCAATACGGTTTTCCACGGCTCTTGAAGGTTATACTGGCGGCGTATAATTCGTGTTTTAATGGTCAGATTCAAATCCCTGTCGTCAACGGTTACAATATCACCCAAATTCCAGCGCTCGTGTTCATAGCCTGTCAATACGGACAAATCCATCGCCGAGAGGACATAGGAAACGCGGGGCTTTGCGTACTCAGCAAGCCGCATATTGGTAAATTCAAGCATCTGATAGGGGTTCGTAAAACTGGAGCAGTCGAGTGTCGCTACCCGCACCTCGCTTGAATAGGTTAAGTCCTCCAGATATTCCTTGCCGCCGTTAATGGCACTAAAGGTCATGCCGTCTTTACCGATGGCGTAGAGTCGCGTAACAAGGGATCGAGTATCGACTACACGCTTAATCCCCGTCAAGTTTTTGCGGTAGGCAAAGAGCGCACCGCTGTCTGTCCCGCTGAATGTCAGTAAGTCCACTCGCCTGTCCCGGCTGTGGAATACCAAATCGCCACCATGGATGTTCTGCACCATCCGCAGGATGGAGAGTGCGTTCTTTTCTTGGCATTCCCATGTTCGAAGGGTGATCACATTTACCGTGCCGACTTCCCAGCCTGTGCCCGCAAGCGCAAACGCCATCGGGGCAGCGGGCAGGTCGGCGTTGAATTCAATCGGTTGTTTTTCTGCAGAAAAAGTCAGGTCATAGAATGCCGCTTCAGCATAGACCGTTGTGAGTATGCTGTTGCCATCCGAACCTTTTTCATCCGTCATTGTCCGTATGCGGTAAACATCCTCAGCAATCTGCACCTGCTTCTCGTTGTCAAGCGTCGCCCGCTTCGGGTCACTGTAGGGCAGCTTGAATTCCAAGGTGTCCGCTCCGTTGATCTCGCCCGTAACAATGATGTCGTAAGCATTCTCCAGAACCGTTTTCCACGCTCCGTTCCCGTCCAAAACAACGGGGCGGGCAAAACCCAGTTTCTCATACGGAGATTTGGGGATATCATGAAGTGTGATATCGAGCAGCTTCGGCGTGACCGTCGTATCGCTGGTGCTGAGCGTTACCCTGTAACGGATATATGAGCGATTCGGTGAGGACAGTTCGCCGTTCGTGCCAACTGTCTGCCATGCCGACCAGTCCTGTAAATCATCTGAGGTTGATGTTTCTATCAGTGAAATGGACGTGACGCCCGCCGTGTATTCGCTTGTTGCCGATACCCGACCGCTCCCGGCAAGGTTGCATTCGGCAGCAATCGTCGTCAGTTGGCCGCTTTCGGGGTAGAGATTATCAATGCCTTTCCGTAGGGTAACAGCTCCCGGCTCAGTTAGCGCATCCACGTTACCCGAAGTATCTCCGCCATTGGCAAGCATCGCCTGACGGAAATAGTGAATCAAATCATCAATAGTTAAGTCGCTGTCTGTTTCAAAGAACCACTCGTCCAAGCCACCTGCGTAGTAATACTGGTTTGCGTGCATTCCCATGACGATATCCGCCGTACAGGATGGATTCAATGTACCAGTAAATGTCCGCAAGGGGGCTGTCCACACTACACCGTCGGCACGGTTGCACAGAACTATCTGAGATGTTTTGTCCGTCGCATTTATGATGGCAGAGAGGAAATACCAACCACCATTGACCATGTTGAATCCAGGTGTTTCGGTTTGGTCAAGGATAAGCGTGCCCGCCGAATTATAGAGCATCATTCGCGGCCGCCCTTGATAGAGGGAAATATATAAAATTGGCTGACCGGGTCCTTGCCTTGTATTGAAAAGCGGAATGAAGTTCTGCCCGACAGAATAGGTGGTCGGATTTACCCAACCGCCGACGGCAATTTTATCACCGAGATCAGAAAAGAATGTACCGTCGTTGGTGGCGACAAGGTGCGTCTTTTCTGTGGTTGGGTTGTTGATGTTTATGCGAAAATACCGCCCAAACCTGCCGTTTAGTAAAGAAGCTGTTGTGCCGCTCCAGCCGGAGACAGTAAAATGTCGTCCGTTGCCGGAGGAGTCTGTAAGGCGGGTATCGCTGTCCGGCGTGGATTCGTTGAAACGCCAGAGTGCGGATGTTTTTTCGGTTACAGGGATCTCGCCTGTAAAGTCTGTTTGAGAAGTCAATATGGATTTTACCGCCATGTCCTCACCTCCAACGGCTCTTCGCCTGTATTTGCAGTTCTGTAAAGGTCGCACCGATTGCCGTAATGGTTACGCTGTTCGCTCCTTTGCGAAGAATTGGAAAGTTCAACTCTTGAAGCAGCGGCAGACCATTTCGGAGCGTTTCGCCCGTGCCGTCTACCACCTTGGCAGTAACCAAACCGCTGTCGATGACAAGGGTTTCCCCGGCAGCCAGCGCACCGATAACGCGAAGTTCTTCGTCATTTGTTTTCAACGACACATAGGTTGATGCCCCTGATGGAATAGTGCCTTTCAAAAGGAAGACAGGCAAAGAGTCTGTATTGCCTTTACTCCTCGTGACCGCATTCGCGCCTGCTTGGGTTAGCGTAAAACCCTCGTCCGTCAAAGCGTAAGCATGTGGGTCGGGGCAGACGAAGTTCAAGTCAAATGCACCCGCTGAGCGAATAAGCCGTTCACAGTTCACTTCCGTCTGAAGTCGCGCTGTGAAATAGCGGTCGGCTACATCGTCAAGCACAAGCTGTTTCAGCCCTTTATCCGGGTCAAGCCATTCTGCCAGACCATCCAGAACTCCAACCAATGAAGCGAGGTTGTGCTTTGGAGCGATATTACAGCGAACGGTTATGACCCGCTCTGCGCTATCACTGCCAAAGTCTGCCACGCCGGGCTTGCCGGGTATGGAAACAAAGGAGTTGCGCAAGGGTGGCGAAGCCTGCCAAGAGGTCAGCCGAGCCTTGACGTTCATGCTTTGTGATGAGATTCCGTTGAAAATAAAGCCCACGCCAACACCTCCTTATGCCGGGCTAAACCGCCCCTGCGCCCGCGAGCCGGTTTGCATCAGGTTGTACAGTTCCTGTGATATTCTGCGGATGTCGTCCTCGCTGCGGACAATCATCTGCTGTATGTTGATGAGAGAAGGCATACCTGATACCGCCAAGCCGCCATGACTTCCTGTCACATCACCCATGTTTATGCCGGGCGTATCAAAAGCGGTGGGGATAGCGTTCTGCATATCGTCGGCGACTTCATCCATCGCCCGTTCAAAGCCCACACCGATGCCCTGACCCATGTTTTCGCCAAGTCCGGCAAATAAGGTGGAGGGAGAACGGATACCGAAGAAGTTTTTAATGCCGTCGACGATCCCTCCGAAGAAGCCGGAGATTTTACCCCAAATCCAATCGGTGACGTTCGAAATACCCTGCCACAGCCCCTTGATAAGGTCGCTACCGACTTGCACGATTTTACCGATGTTACCGGTAAAGCCTTTCACGATAGCCGTAATAATCTGAGGTATCGCTTTTACGATTTCCACGATGATGGTTGGCAGGTTCTTTATCAACGCCACGAACAGCTGAATGCCCGCTCCCACAAGCTGCGGGATGCTCCCGATAATCGCCGTAATAAGCGATGAGATGATCTGTGGTATCGCCGCCACGATGGCAGTTATAATCTGCGGCAGGTTTTGAACCAACGAAATTAACAGCTGAATCCCGGCGTCAATAAGCTGGGGAATAGAGCCGAGGATCGCTGTAATTAAACCCTCGATAATTTGCGGTATAGCCGCCACAATTGCCGTGATGATTTCAGGCAAGGCGTCTACTAAGGACACCAGTAGCTGAATCCCTGCATCAATAATTTTCGGGATGGCCCCGATGATAAAATCTACAATGCCGAGGATGATAGCGGGCAGAGCAGCGATCAATTGGGGCAGTGCATCCAGGATGCCCTGTGCCAGACCAAGAATCAGTTGTAGGGCGGCATCAAGTATCATAGGCAGGCTTTCCATCAAGCCTTGAACAATTGTGATCACAGCGTTCACCGCCGCCGGTATCAACTGTGGAAGTGCATCGGCGATGCCTGTAACGAGAGTGGTCACTAATTGAACCGCTGCATCAATAAGTAATGGAAGATTATCAATCAGCGCACCCACAATGGTCATAACGGCATCCACGGCAGCGGGGATAAGTTCGGGTAAAAGCGTTAAAATCGTTGTCAGCACCTGTGTGAAAAGGTCGACTACCGTAGCGAGCAGAGTCGGAAGCAAATCACCGATTGCCTGTAGTATCCCGTCAAGGGCAGGGGGCAGTGCTCTTACGATATTCTCAATAACTGGAACAATGTTTTTCACGACGTTCTGGAACGCTTCGACCACATTACCAATCAAAAGTCCTACATCAGCATTGGCATTACCCAAACCCGCCATCAAGTTGCCGATAGCCGATTGCATTCCCGCCATAGAGCCAGTTATTGTTTCCGTGGCTTCCAAGGCGGTCGTTCCTGTGATCCCCATTTCGGTCTGAATGACATGGATTGCTTCGGTCAAATCGGAAAATGAAGAGAGGTCGTATTTAATACCGGAGATTTTTTCGGCATCAGCCAAGAGCCTCTCCATTTCAGACTTTGTGCCGCCATAGCCCAGTTTCAGGTTGTCGAGCATCGTGTAGTTCTGCTTGGCGAAACCCTGATAGGCATTTTGGATGGATGCGATGTCCGTACCCATTTTATTGGCGTTATCGGCCATATCCGTAATCGCCATGTCCGCAACCTGCGCTGCTTTTGCGGTATCGCCGCCGAGGGACTGGATAAGACTTGCCGAAAAGCCCGTGACGGTTTCCATATATTCGTTGGCGGACATACCGGCGGTCTTGAAGGCATTTTCGGCATACCCTTGAACAGACTGCGATGCCTCACCAAAGAGGGTATCCACGCCGCCGACCAGTTGTTCGTAGTCCGCATAGGCGGATATGACTTCTTTGCCAAGTTTGACGGCTGCGGCTCCGGCGGCAACAGCCACCGCGCCCATTGCCACACCAATGCCTTTGAGGATGCCGCCCAGCTTCTCGAACTTTCCGCCGGATTTTTCGGCGCTGTCGCCAGCGTCCTCCAGTTCCTCGCCAAGGTCGTCGGCTTCTTCCGCTGACTCTTCCAATTCACGCTCCATGTTGTTCAGTTCCGCGTTGGCGTTATTGAGAGCGATCTGCCAGTTTTGAGTGCGCCGATCATTTTCACCAAAGCTGTCGGAGGCGTTTCGAAGAGCGGCTTCAAGGGTGGAGATTTTGTCCTTCTGGGCATCGATCGCTTTATTGAGGACTTCGTTGCGAGCGGCAGTAGCTGCTATGGATTTATCCTGTTTGTCGAACTCGCTCGTTACCAGCTTCATTTCGCTACCCAGTACTTTGAACGACTGGTTTATATCTCGCAGTGCGCTTTTAAACTCCTTTTCGCCCTCGACGCCTATTTTCAACCCGAAGTTATCAGCCACTTAAAACACCTCCTCCCTCAAAAAAATTAGATGCCATCAGGGATGACATCTTCGATAAACTGTTCGTGCTTTGGTTTGGTCATTCCGAGGAACTGGCGATGGCATTCCCACAAGTCCAGCAATTGCCCTATCGGGGTGAGCCACGTTTCCTCTTCGGAGCGATTCAGATGAACCGTACCGTAATATAAAAGTCGGGTAAACAACTCATCGTCGCTTACCCGACCTCGGCGTTTTTTGGTTC